GGTAGATATACCCTTAATATGGTTAAGATTGACAGACAAGTCAAAGAAGTTCTTACCGATATTAAAATGGCAGAGGCTAAAAAAGAGCATTTGCAAAATAAAATTGAGGAAGTAGCTCCACAAGTTTCTGTAGCAACTTAAACAAAAAGCTACATCGTTGGAAAAAACCAATCCGCATTGCAGGCCCTCTTGCGCTCTACCCAAAACTACTATATAAATTAATCACTATACAATTATTTAATGTTGAATATAGACGCGTATAGTCGACGGCCTAGAGACTATATTCACACTAACTAGGAGGAATAAAATGGCAGGAACACACTTTAGAAATCCAGTAATGTTTGCTGGATTAGCTGAAAACACTAAATGGTTTAAGGATTTACCAGTAGACAATAATCCTAACTTTACATGTTATAAAGATGATTTTATTTATAACACGTTGCCTGGATCACAATGGTCAACATCTATTGCAGATGGTGGAGCTTCAGCAGGAATATCTAATGAGGTAAACGGAGCAGTAACTTTAACGTCTGCTAACACAACAGACAATAATGGTTTAGCTCTTGTTAAAACTCAAAATACTTTCCAAGCTGTAGCTGAAACTAGAGACAGCACCGGAGCGATCACTAACCCAGGTACAGTTATTTGGTATGAAGCAAGAATTAAAAATAATGATGCTAATGCCACTGATTATGGAACTGGATTAGTTGAAACTTTTACTGGAACTTCTGGATGGAGATCTGCAAACAGAATCTCTATTGAGTCTAACAATGGTGAACAGTTTTACAGATTTGTAACTAAAAATGGTTCTGGAACAAATCAAGTTCAATACACTGCATACACTATCACAGACGATGCGTATGACACTGTAGGATTTAGATGTGACAGAGCAGGTAAAGTTGAGTTTTTTGTAAACAGAGTTTTAGCAGCTACTGTTACATCAAACATTAACACTGATGATATGCAAATGTTTGCAGCTTCTGTATCAGCATCTGCATCAGGACAAAGAGTAACTTCATTAGATTACATCACTTGTACAGCTAACAGAAATGCGGCTGAACTTATTGGTAATATCTAATAAATAATTATTGAGGGCCTTCGGGCCCTCATCAATTTTAACGGAGAAGAATATGATTACAAACGGCAATAGTGGAGACATATTTAATGCAAATGTAACCACAGAAAATAAAATTGTAAAATCAGGAAGAACAAGAGCTATGGGTGTTATTCTTAACACAACTGCTTCTTCAGGAGATTTTCATTTAAAA